GGTTCTCGTCTGATGGTGGCGGGGGCGGCGGCGTTGCCGGTGAGGTCGATCTTGCCGGCAGCGTCGTCGAGGAATTCGGCCAGCGCTTCGGCGGCACGTTCGATTTCGCGACCGCCAAGATCGAGGGCTGGCGCGCCGCCACGCTGGCCAGCCTTCAGGCCGCCGGGCTGGGTCATACCGAACTGGCCGACATGGTCGACGAGATCGCCCGCGACCGGCTGGCCGAAGCCTACCAGCAGGACCTGGCCAATCGCGAGGACTGGGCCGCCGGGATCGAGCGCGGGCTCGACGATATCTTCGGCACCCAGCTCACCATGGCGGAGGTGGCCGAGGACACCATCAAGGCGGCGTTCCGGAGCATGGAGGACGCCTTTGTCAGCCTCGCCACCACCGGCAAGATCGAGACCGCAGACCTGGTGGATTTCGCCCTGCGCCAGCTTTTTCGCCTTGCCGCCGCCGCGGCCACCGGCAATCTGGACAGCGCCGGTGGCGGGATATTCGGCAGCATCCTTTCGTCGCTTTTCGGCGGCGGGATCGGTGTCAGCACGCAGGCCAGCGCCGCGGCGGCGGGGCTGCCGTCGGTGTTCGACAGCAGCGGCGCGATCGCGCTGCCGCAGTTTCACGAGGGCGGGATGGTGCGGGACGGGCGCGCGACGCGGCGCGTGCCCGCGCACCTGTTCGACGGCGCGCGGAAGCGCCACTCCGGCGGGCTGGCGGGCAACGAGGTGCCCGCGATCCTCGAAGACGACGAGCGGGTGCTCACCCTCGCGCAGCAGCAATCGACCGCCGCCACCATCGCCGGGCTGGCGCAGCTTGCCGCCGCCCCCCGCCCCGCCGCGCAACCCGCACCGCCGCCCGCCAATGTAAACGTCCGGGTGTTCGGTGCCGACAGGGAGCCGCGCGTGGAGGCCCGGCAGAACGGCAACGATCTCGATATCGATCTGATCTTCCGCGAGGTGGAGGGCCGCCTGGGCCGCAACCTTGCCCAGGGCCGCGGGCTGGCCCCGGCCATCGCCGGGCGGTTCAACCTTCGGGGGGGCGTGTGAATGGCGCTTGAATGGCCCCTTCCAGACCGTTTCAAGCCGCAGATCGGCGGCTGGCAGATGCGGATGCCGAGCGTCACCCGGCGCACGGAATTCGACGATGGCGAGGACCGGGTGCGCCGCACCGCGCATTTCCGCCCGCACCGGCAGCGGTTCGATATCGACATCCGCCGCGCCGATCTCGCGGTGCTGCGGCGGTGGTTCTACGAGGATATCGACGGCGGCCGCCTGTGGTTCGAGCTGCCGGTCTTCATCGACGACGCCTATGCCAAGGTTGAGGCGCGCATCGTCGATGACGGTCAGGACGCGATGACCGCGCGGCTGGAGGGAGACCTCGATTACCGGGTCTCGATCGAGCTGGAAATCCGCCGCCTGCCACGTCTTTCGGACGCGGAATACTATGCACGACAGGGGGTTCGCTGATGCCACATCCGTCGATCATCGCCAGCTATGCCTACGCGACCGACGATATCGAGGTCGCCACGGTCGAGGTGCGCCACCCCGAGATCACGGATCCCGGCACCGGCACCGTCGGCGCGATCCGCCTGGCCAGCGTGTTCGCGGACGCCCCGGAGATCGAGGAGACACCGTTCTTCGAGGCCAGGCTCGAGGACGGTGCGCCGATAAACGGGGGCGCGGTGGTCCGGTTCAACCGCGCCCCCATCGAGATCATGCGCCCGGAGAAGACGTCGCTCGGCGTGCCGCTGGCGCGGTTTCGGTTCTCGAATGTGGATGCCCGCATCACCCGCGCCCTGATCGCCGCCTCCAAGACGCTCGATCCCGTCGAGATCACCATCCGCGCCTTCACCTATGCCTCGCGGCTGTCAGGTCAGCCCGAGGTGCTCGACGGGTTCGAGCTGGTGGACCCGGTGGTGCAGACCGGCGGCGTCGAGGTGACCGCCCGCGCCCCGGACGTGATCAACACCCCCTTTCACAGGCAGTATTATGACACGCGTTTCCCCCTGCTCGGCCTCTGAGATCGCCGCCCTCATCGGCACGCCCTGGCAAGAGGGCGCGACGGGACCGGACGCATATGATTGCTGGGCCGCCGCCGGGATGGTGCAGGAGCGGTTTTTCGGGCGGCATCTGCCCGGCCTGGGCGATGACCGTCGCCGGGCGATCACGCAGGCCCGCACCGCGTGGCAGCGGGCGCAAACCCCGCGCGAGGGCGACCTCGTCGAGATGCGCCGCATGGGCCGGGCCAATCACGTCGGCGTCTGGATCGCGGGGGCCGTCCTGCACTGCCAGCGCGGTGCGGGCATGGTCTATGACCGGCCCGACGCGATCCGGGCCATGGGCTGGCAGATGCGGTTCTGGACACCCGGCCGGGGCGGGCCCGGGCGCGTCGGCCGGGGCGCACCGCGCGCGCTCTATGTGCCGGGGCTGGATCTGCTGATGGGGGAAACCCCCGAGGCGCTGCTCGCCGCGCATCGCGCGGTGCCGGTCGCGGCCCGGACCGGCGAGACGGTGCGCGACGTGATCCGCCGGGCGGGTCTCGATGGCGAGAATGTCGCCGTGTTCCTGCGCGACGCGGAGGATGGATCGCCGGTCGCCTGGCCCGAAGACGACGATCCGGCGGCGCTGGAGCGCCTTCTGCGCGCGCTTGGCGCGGTGCGCCCGGAGGATTTCGCGACGGCGCGGATCGGCGCGGGGCAGCGCCTGGTGATCACGCAGGTGCCGCAGGGCGGCGGCGGTTCCAACCCGCTCAGGATCGTGCTGCAGATCGCGGTGCTCGCGGCCGCGGCCTGGGCTGCGCCACTGCTCGGGCCGGGGATCGCGGCGGGCCTCGGCATCGGTGCCGAGGCGGCGGCGGGGCTGGCCTTCGGTGCGCTCAATCTCGTCGGCGGGTTCGTGGTCAACGCCATTCTGCCGCCGCCCGCGCCGCCGGCGCTGTCGGATTTCTCCGAGGACATCTCGCCGACCTTCTCGGCGCGCGCGCAAGCCTCCATCGCCCGGCCCGGCGCGCCGGTCCCGATCCAGTTCGGGCACCATATCCATCAGCTCGACGATGTCAGCCCGCCCTTCGTGCGCTTCGAGAACAACGCGCAGATCGTCTACCAGTTGCTCGCCCTCGGCGTCGGCGAGCACGTGCTCGACGAGGTGCGCCTCGGCAATGTCACGGTGTGGCGCGACGGCGCGCTCACCGGCAACCTGCCCGGTGTCTCGATCGAGCATGTCACCTCGGGCCAGCCGGTCACCCTCATGGAGGAGGCGGTCTTTACCCAGGGCGATGTCAGCGGGCTGGCCCTGTCGCCGCAGGACACAATCGGCTGGCACAGCGCCGTGCCCGCCGGGCGCACGGTCGTGGCGCTGGAAATCGATATCGCCTTCCGGCAGCTCGTGGTCATCGACGACCAGGGCAACAACCAGGATCGCACCGTGGAAATCCTTGTCGAGGCGCAGATGATCGACGACGACGATCAGCCGCTGGGAGAGCCGGTGGCGCTGGAGACGCTGAGCTTTACCGGGGCCACGCGCTCTGCGCGGCGATCCTCGCATAAATGGTTCATGACGCAGGGGCGCTACCGGATGCGGCTGACGCGGCTGACCGCGGCGGGCGACAACCAGACCTTCGACGATGCGGTCTGGGCCGGGCTCAAGGGTATCCTGCCGGGCGGGCGGACATGGCCGGGCATCGAGCTGCTGGCCGTGCGCGTGGAGGTGGGAGAGGCATTCGCGGCGCAATCCGCGCGGCAGGTGCGCGCGGTCAAGACCCGCAAGCTGCCGGTCTGGGACGGCGCGGCCTGGACCGCGCCGCAGCCCACCCGCGAGATCGCCTGGGCCGTGGCCGAAATCGCCCGTGCCCATGATCGGCTGGGCGATCTCGACATGGACGATCTGCTCGCCTTGCACGCGACGTGGTCGGCGCGCGGCGACCGGTTTGACACGGTCATCGACCAGCGCATGTCTTTCTGGGAGGTGTTGCAGGCCGCCCTGCGCCCCGGCCGCGCGCAGCCCGACCAGATCGGCCGGCGCATCCGCCTGTGGCGCGACGCACCGCAGCCCATCCCGCGCCAGCTTTTCTCCGAGCGCAACATCCGGCGCGGCAGTCTCAGCATCCGCCCGCGCCTGCCCGTCAGCGAGCGCCCGGAGCGGCTTGTCGCGCAGTTCATGGACGCGCGCACATGGCAGCCCGGCGAGATATCCGTGGGCGCGTGATCGGGCCGTTCCCGGTTGTCGTGCCGGACGGGTCCGGCCCGGTCCGGCCCGGTCTGGCAGGTCAGCATCACGACGGAGGAAATGGACCGGATCGCGACCGATTACGGCGGCGACCCGCGCGACTGGATCGCACGCGGCCCCGCCCGCGACGAGCCGATCCGCGCCGTGATCGGCCCCGCCTCGACGCTTGTCCTACCCTGAAGCTGGCTCCCGGGTTAGAAGGGAGCCGCTGCCCGGTCACCGGCGCGGCGAGCTACCGTTTCTCGCTGTTCGGCGGCGACGGGCTGATGGGGGTCCTGTTCCGGGCCGCGCCGGAGATCGACCTGACGGTGGACGAACTCGCGGCCGCCGGGATGGCCAGCCGGACCACCACCGTGCGGCTCACGGCGCTCGACAACTCCGGCCAGCCCGGGGCCGAGGCGGAGCTGGTGCTGCCCGCCGTGCCGCCGCCGGGTGCGCCATCCGGATTTCCGTCTGCAGACACCGGAGATACCATCGTGACCACAGTGACGTGGCAGGACGGCACCCCGCCGCCCACGCGCGGCTGGCTGGTCGCGTGGAACGGCGGCTCCAAGACGGTGCCCAGCGCCGAATTCTGGCGCGGGGATGCGGGATGGGCCGATCCGCTCACCTTCACCGGCCTGGATGCCTTCGGCGCGGGCGAGAGCGTGACGGTCTCGTTCGTGGTGCCATTCTACAACGGCCCGTGACCGGCCTTCATCTGATATCCCCCTCCCCCGCGAGGCAGTATCCCCCGAACAGGAGCGACGGACATGTTTGAAACCGCAACGATCACAGGCATTTTCTACGGCACCGACGGCGCGGCCGTGACGGACGCGGATGTCTATATCGTGCCGAAGCGGAAATATCTCGCCTCGGTCGGTGATGCGGCATGGGTGCCGCGCGCCGTCACCGGGCGCACCGATGCATCCGGGCAGATCGGGGTATTTGACGGCACCACCTTCACGCCGGGCATCGCGCTCGCGATCGGGCAGCACGAGATATCCGTGCGCAAGGACGGCAGGTCCCATAACGGCGTCATTACCGTCGATGCCGATATGGCGGCGGCCGCCGGTGCGACAAGCCTTCATGCGGCCCTGCAACCCGCCCCGGAACCGGAACTGATCAGCGCCGCCCAGGCGGCCCGCGACAAGGCGCGTGAATGGGCGGCGAACCCTGAAAACGTCGAGGTCGAGCCGGGGGCGTTCTCGGCCCTGCATCACGCCACGAAGGCCGATGCTGATGCGCAGGCCACGGCGGCGGACAGAGTAGCCACTGGGGAAGACGCACAGGCCACGGCGGCGGATCGGGTAGCCACGGGGCAGGACGCGGCGGCGGCGCAGGCAAGCGCGGTTCAGGCCGAACAATCGGCGCTCAGCGTCGGGCTTGGCACCGCAGCAGGCCTGCGCGCCATGTGGGCGGGGGCCGATGATCCGCCAGACCCATGGATACCAACCGGCGATACGGTCACGACATCCGGCGCGGCGCTGCGTGTGCTGGAACGGTTCGTGCCGTCTGACTTGTTCGCATCCGGCGAGTCCGGCGCGTTTTATGACCCGTCCGACATGGGCACGCTGTTTCAGGACGCGGCGGGCACAATCCCCGTCACCGGGCCGGGCGATCCGGTCGGGCAAATGCTGGACAAGAGCGGCAACGGCTTTCACGGCGTGGTCCCGACGAGCGCGGCTCGCCCGGTGCTGATGCAGGACGCGGGCGGGCGGAATTACCTCGATTTCGACGGCGTTGACGACATTCTGGAATCCCCGGCGCTGGCAAATCACACATTCTCCACGCTTGCCGCCGGTTTTCAGGTGAAGGTTGCGAACCTGAACGGGCCTTACATTTTCGGCGTTGGCGTTGATACGCCGGGGTGGTTTACCTTGAGGTCATCGTTCGGGGCAACCCGCCCGATCCGCGTTCCTGCCGCGACGGGCAGCGGGGGCACCGGCATTCTTGACTCCACCATCCTTCAGGTCACGGCGGCGCGGATCGGCCCCGGCGTTGATGATTTTCACATCCGGGCGAACGGGGCCGTCACCCCGTGGGTCGCCACCGGCGCGGGGGAAATGAACCTCGGGGGCACGTGGGGCGTCCGCATCGGTGGGCGGTTCCCCGGAAACAGCCACTCGCCGCTGCGGTTCTGGGGCGGCATCTATATCGTGCGCGCGCTCACCGACGCCGAATTGGCGAAGGTAGACCAGTATCTCGCGATCAAGACAGGAGTGACGCTATGACCGAGTATGACACGCGGGCAACCATCGTGTGCCCCGAAGCGATGATCGCGGACGCCAACCAACTCGGGCTTGTGCTGGGCGAACGCGCGACGGACGATGAAACATTCGGGACGGCGCGCTATCAGGACACGGGCGGCAACCTTTACGCAGTG